GCTCCATTAAATTTGGCCGAAGGAGGAGATCCATCACTGGACCTTTGCCTTCTTTCTACGACGATCACCTACATAAGGTATGGGAGAAAGCAGATGTTTTAAGTCTGCCTCATACCTGTCTAGAGTCGTTTGTCGCTCAGGTGTTAGGGTATAGCCTCGATAGGCTTTACGAAAAGCGGACATAAGGGCATACAATGCCTGCTCCTGAACTACGGGGGTCTTGTCAGCCAAACCTAGCACTGACTGTAGCTCAGTCGGAACGAGCTTAATTGCTTCCGGTCTCACATATCCATACTTCTTGAACTCATCTTCCAACATGGAGGACAAGGACAAGAAGTCCCTGATCAGGGACGTTTGGAGGATCTGGGAAGATCCTATCGAACCAAACACCTTTATCAGCACCTGGTCCAGCGTCTGGTCGACGTTGGCCTCCTCGATCGAAAGATCGTTGAGGTACCCTTTAAGGCGTGCAGTGGTATACCACACGCGCCAAAGGTGGTGATCAGCTGAAACCGGCTTGAACTCCTTCAAGTGAGGGAGACGTTCAGGAACTTTCATAGCTCTCTCGTAAGAGGGTATACCATGAGGATTCCATCCCATCCCAAAAGGCTCAGGGATATCAGAAATTACTCTGATAATGCGCTTTTGTCTTTCCTTAAAGAGAGACACCGAGCGGGGTCCAAGACATCTCGCGATGTCAAGGAAATTATCGTCAGAGGTCCCTCGCCACTTGTACGAAGGGATAATGGCGTTTGGGGTGATCAGACAAGACAGGAACTCTGCCATGCCCGGTGATGCTAGTGTCTTTTGGACACTAACAGGACACCCCATGGTGGACATAACTTCCATGTATCTGATTGCCAAGCTTTGTGCAAACCAGACGACATCATCTCCCACGAGTGCAAACATAGGTTCAGTATAGCCCTCATGGACACATATACCGTAGCATAGTGCCCAGTGCGCAATAGTGAACAGGTTAAAACTGAAAATCAACCCTAAAGGTTGACCAACAGTCCACCTGATCCACGCAAGCGCTTTGGGATGCTGTGCTCCAACAACCTCCGAAAAGATTGGTGAGAGCTCACCCGTAGACCACATCGCGTGTGACAGCGTTTCCACTGCCGAGACCCACTGCTCATCCGCACCTAACACCCGAAGGCATAAAGTTTGGAGTAACAACGGAAAATGATCCGTGGCTCCACTTAAGTCGACGCTGGTTGCCCATTCATGGACTCGGAGTTTATCCCGAACCCATGCTTTGCCGGCCGCCTGGTCAAACTGCCAGTTCCCGGGAAGAGTGCGGTTGATTTCAGCCAACCACTTATGCAGTGGTCTCATCATCTGTTGCACCGCCGGATACGGAGAGGCAATAAATCTCGCCTTGTACCCGGGTTCCTGAACAGCGGACACATGCCCAACTACAGGCCTACCTGCCCAAACGGCGTCAGAGAGTAGGCGGTGATCGCGAGTGCGCATTACACCAGACAATGTCCCCAACACTATGTCGGGAAACGAGCCAAAAGACCCTAGGCTCCGTGTAAGCTTCTCAGCTTCATAGAGTATGGCCTCTAGCTCACTGGTGCGCTCCGATAAAACGGATCGCTCCTTTGCTTCACGAGGAACGAAGTTCAAAAGCGGCTCCCCTGCGGGAACCGGCGCCATGGGAAACCTGGAAAGGGTCCCCAGCGCTAGGGTAACGTAGTCCATCGCAGAACTAAGATCCCCTGGTTTAGGCTCGTCACGTCGCACCCCAGCAAGAAATTTCTTTGCTTGCGTTGGTGTCACCTCTGCGGCCTCCATAGACGTGAACACACATAGTGCATTCCAGCCTTTAGAGAACGCTCTAATGCCTCTGGTGTATCGAGTGAACAATACAGCAAAGGGCCCCTTTGGAACGCCGCGCTTATCAAGAGCGACGCGTGTCTCCATAGAGTAGGGGAGGCCAGCCCACCGATGAAGGTAGAGCTGCCTTAGGTCCTTCAGTCGCTTAACAGTCCACTCTTCCGAAGATTCGCGGACCCACAACTGTATCAACCCAATGATCGGCATGTACTCAACAGGTTTCAGGCCTATGGCTTGAAATCTCCTTGCTAAGGCGTCGCGTGTCATTGAAGACATACATTTGTCCTTTCAGATGAATGTAGCGGTAGCCCCTCACAGGGACGTCCGACCAGGACGAATTATGGTTTGAGACCATTAGTCTGCCAACTTTCTCACAGGGCTTCAAACCCCGGCGGCAAGCTGG